CTCAGTCTACCTTCACGGACTTCCCTTACTTGAGAAAGGTCTGGCAGTTTAATACTCAGGAGGAGAGACTGCTTGGTGTAAGTCTCACAGGTATAATGGATAATATACTTACTAATGGTAAGCTAGTTGATATGGATAAGAGACTTACTAAGTATAAACAAGTAGCTATTGATACTAATAGAAGATATGCTGATAAGTTTGGTATCCAACCTAGTACTGCTATAACTTGTGTTAAACCTAGTGGTACAGTATCTCAACTATGTGACAGTGCTAGTGGTATACATGCTAGGCATAGTCAATACTATGTGAGAACAGTTAGAGGTGATAACAAAGACCCACTAACAAAGTTTATGGTTGGTCAAGGTGTACCTAGTGAGCCTTGTGTTATGAAACCTGATACCACTACTGTCTTTAGTTTCCCCATGCAATCCCCTAAAGGTTCTAGGTTAAGGGATGATATGTCTGCACTAGAACAGCTGAGAGTGTGGATGATTTACCAAGAGTATTGGTGTGAACATAAACCTTCTATCACCATTACTGTTAGAGAAGAGGAGTGGTTTGACGTAGGTGCATTCGTGTTCAAGCATTTTGATAAGATGTCCGGTGTATCATTTCTGCCACACTCAGATCATGTTTATCAGCAAGCACCTTATCAAGAGTGTACAGAAGACGAGTATCATGATATGATTACGAAGGCTACTACTAGAATAGATTGGTCTAAACTTAAAGACTATGAAGTAAGCGACACTACATCAGGCAGTCAGACAATGGCCTGTAGTGGTGACTCATGTGAAATTGTAGATATAGGAGTATAGAATGGTGACAACAATACATGCTAAAGATACTTGCTCTTTGTGTGGCAACTATTTGGATGATGATTTGAAATGCCCCGAGTGTCCAGATTGTAATCCAGATAAACCTAAAGATTTATTTGGAGGTACTTATGAAGATCATGATCCAGTAAACAGTCCTCAACATTATAATAGAGGTGGTCTAGAATGTATTGATGCTATAGAAGCTATGACAGAGAGAATGTCTGGGGATATAGCACCACATGCTGCAAATGTTTTGAAATATCTTTGGAGGTGTGAGTATAAGAATGGCCTCCAAGATGTTGATAAAGCTATATGGTACTTAAATAGATTAAGAAACAGATGGAGTCAAAGGAATGAAGTGGAAGAATCTTGAAACGGAAGCTAAGAACTTTCGTAGATTAAGAATAGTTAAACCTACTAGAAAACTAAAACCCCTAACAACTAGACGCTATCTTGCAGGACAAGCTTTAGCAGGTCTAATTGCTAGGGGTAAAACTAATAAGTTAGATGTAGTAAAGGAAGCCTATGAGTGGGCAGACAAACTACTGGATGAAGAGGGCTAGCTATTTAAATCTTTCTATAACCTCATACTTCTCATAGTTCTCCAGCATATGCTCTATGTTTCTTAGGTGCTTGAGTCCTTCTGGATCGTCTAGGAGATCTATCAACTCCTTATCGCCAAGCTGGAGGAAGTCCATTATATCCCGGATTCTATCCTTATCCTTACTAGATAGTAATTTAATAATGTTTATTTCTTTAGGTACATTTCTCTCCATGTAATCTCTAACATCTTCTTTTACTTTGTGAGAAAGATCAAGTATTATTTCTACTTGATCAGACTGTCTAAGGTCTGCAAAATTCTTGTTAGCTTTTAAAGCTTCAATAGCTCTCATTTCAAAGAATGGAAACGCTATCTGATTCATTTGGTTTCGAATTTTATTGGGGCCTTCTGTTTTAAATACATCCCAATACCTTAGTCCAGCCATGTTAGCCATACGTTCCATCACATTAGGTTCTTTAATTGTCCTAACACCAAGAAGGTTTCTGCCCATATCAACATTACTTAATTCCTTACCTCTGAATGGAGTTGCTTTTAATGATAGCTCGTCTGATAAACCTTCCTTACTAAACATCTTAGGTATATTGTTTATATATCGTACTGCTTGACCTTGTAAGAACAATCCTTCTTTAAGGTTGGGATTCATATTAGCATCAGTAAACATGCCTATTACCTGATTAGGAGTATCGAATACCCTAGTAGTACCAGAAAGTATTCTTTCACCTATACCACCTAATAGATCTTTAAGTGGTGCTACCTCCCCCTTTTTTAGTTGCTCTACCACATATTTGATTTGCCTTCCTGCAAAGTCTAGATCTCTTATAGCTTGACCACCAGTTTGTAGTACAGCCTCATCAATCAAGTCTGTTGGTACTTCGGAGAAATCAAAGTCACGAATACTATTAGTACTCTTCATTCCATGAGCTACTATCTGAGATAAAAGTCTTAGAACAGACACCGGCCAATCATAGGTTTTATCTTCTATTGCACCTGTGTCCTGATTAGGTCCTACCTTAAGCCCTCCTATGTCAATCACGTCTTCATTCCTATCTTGACTATAAGATAAACCCTGAGCAATCCTTTCTCTAGCTTCAGGAACTCCGAAAGCTATTATGCTAATACCAACTGCAGCTTTACCAAAAGCTTCTGTAAATTCTGGGTCAGCATAGTCAGCTTTCTTTCCAGTCATAGTTCTGTAGGCAGCCCTAAAAGCATTGAATGCAGTTAAGTCTCCTAGTGTAGCAACAGTAGTATTTAGAAAGCTCCCGAAAGGAACTATATAACCTAGCTCTGTTTTATTAGTAAAGTATTCTATCTGTTTTGCAGCTGCCCTAAAAGCATTGTTTGCAGGGAGAGTTGACCAGTTCACTGATGCAGTCTCTCGCATCGTTCTAAACGTAGCTCTTTCTACTAACTCTTGAAATTTTGGAGAGGCCATCTCTAATGAAACGTCTTGCCTAGCAAAGAAATCATCCGGTGTTACACCATACCCTCTCATAATGTACTGGTTAAGATTAGTACCAAAGGCCCATCTCTTTGTGAGATCATCTTGTAGACGTACAAAAGTTATAGTTTGCGCACCCTTGGTAAATCCATCAATTACTTTACCAGTACTGGATATTATTGTATTGCCTTTGTCAAGGTTAAAGTGTTCAAAAGATTCCCTAACACCACCATCACCTGAAACTTCCCTGAATAATTTCTTTTGAATCTTAGGATCTAATGCCATTATCATATCAGCATAAGCTACTGGTATATCAGGTGATATAACATCAAATCCCCTACGTAAAGCACCATACACACTGCCATAATACTTATTATAAAACTCCTCTGCTTTCTTGGGATTGTTTAACCCATACTTATAGAACTTGCTCTGAGCCATATTTATTCCACCAGTTACAAAGTCTGCCATAGTATTAAGACTTACCAAGGCTTTGAAACCTTTTAAGTTTGCACCAGTTGTAGATAAGTGGGAGGTTAGGAGTCTCTTATAGACAGACAAACCAAACTGTCTTATATTATGAAGAGTTGGTCCTTCTCCTTTTAGTGTCTGACCAGCTGCAATTTCCAAAGCATCGTCCATATTGACCCCTGCTTTTTGGAGTCTGCTTAACTGGGAGGGTAGCCACAGTGCTTCACCTGCTTGACTTACAGATCTGGCAAAATGATAGCCCATACTTTTAGCTGTTATTTGAGATCCAGATACCTGAAATGATTCTTCGACATCTATTACTTTTCCATTCTCAATTCTCTTTTCATATTTAACATCTGAAAACTTTAACTTGTAGTTAGTATCTTTCTCAAATCTCTCTACTATTCCTCTAACTTGTTTATCATCAAGGTACTCTATCATAGCATTAGCATATACAGCTGTCTTTGAGCCATACTTCTTTACCATAGCAGGGTGAACAACGAAACCAGAATCTTGTAAGGCCTTAAAGAATCCCTTACCACCTTTATTATCTGGACTACCTAACCAAAAGTATTGAAAGAAAGCGTTCATTACTTCTTCATCTCGGTACCTTTCTCCCCTAGCTTTGATCCTCTTCTCAGCTTTATCTTTTAATTCCTTCCAACCTAAGAAGTTCTTTTTGTCGCCTTTGATTAAGCCAAAGTTTTCATCTACATAGTTAGTAATAGTACTTTTCTTAACTCTTTTCTTTAAGAGTCTCTCAGCTTCACTGAGACCTAGTGTAAGGAAGTCATCATCAAACTCTCTATACGAAAGAAAGGTATTCTTTAACGGACCCTTTCTAAGTTCTTTAGCAGTAGCACCCATTGCAATAAGGCTTGGTATCACTAACATGCTACCTGCAGCAGTGAATCCAGATTGAAGGTAGCTGAAATCTTCCTGAACACCTACGTCCATTAACTGCATTTGACTAGCTGCATCTATCCCCACTGCTATTGTAGTATCTATAAATGCTGCAGGTAAACTATTTTTAACAGCAGTACCTATAGTCTTCCTAGCTAGTGCCTTAGTAGTACCTTCTTTTAAAGCTTTCTTATAGGCCTCTTTCATAAGCTTCTTTGCAGCAAGAGCTGAAGTTTTAGTAGCACCGAAAGAAAATATTTTACCGAGCCCGAGACTTAATAGAGTAGTGGGGTCCCAGACTCCGGCTTTACTGTAGTCCCAAGTAGCGTCAG